TCGGGGTCCACCCACTGGGGGCGGCTGCGTGGCAGAGGGACGGGCGGAACCCAGCCGGACAGGGTGCGGACCATGAAGTCGATGCCGTTCATAGGGCGAAGCTCAGCAACCAGCGCAGCACCGGCCGACCGCATAGGACAAACGCCGCCAGCGCCAGGCCGGCGGGCCACGCCCACAGCGGGATATCCGCATCCTTGTTCCAGTTGCCAATGCCGGCGTGGTCTCGGGGCGCGATGAGGGCGCCAATCTTGCGGGCCAACTTCGCGATGGGCGGCAGCTTTCGGCGGCGCGCTGCAAGCGCCGTGGCGGTAAGTGCGTTCATGTTGCTTTCCAGGGATCGGCCGCGACATAGCGGCGGTTGAGGTATTCGCAGGCAGGGACCAGCGCCACCGCCGCCAAGGCGAGCAGGGCCAGGCCCGCCCAGATGGCGGGGATAGTTGAGGGCATGGGGATGTGCGCGAACGCGCGGTGATGGGCTTCGGAGAGCGGGCCAGTAGCCCGGTTCTTTCCCTGAAAGTCACTTTCTGCGCCGGTGACGATGCGGCGCTGACCCGCTCTCCGAAGCCGCCCCGGTGAGCGGGGCAGGCGCGGCACTACTTGTTGATGCTGCTGCCGAAGTTGAATGCGTCGATGAGTTCTTCGAGGAAGCGGATGATCATGGCGACCATTGGAATGGCTCCGTGAATTGGGTTTGGGGGATTGATGGTGGCCGGTGCTGATCTCCGGCTTGGCGGCGTTACAAGGTACGGTTGCGACCCGTTTTTCCTATCCGCCCGAGGTTCCTTCTGTCGCATCAGCCTGCGCGTTCACCATCATCGGAGCGGGCTGGATTTGAACCAGCGCCGGCTGCCGCCGTTCGGATGCGTCAGGGGCGCGACCCCTTGGCATTGCCGACCTCCCCATGCGCGGGGCGCTCTGTCCTCTGAGCTACCGCTCCGATGATGGTCCCCGTCTTTCCGGGGTGTCTAGCACCGCGTTGAAGCGCGACACTTCGCGCAAGCTTCTGCGCGCTGCGGGAGGCTGGTGGAACAGCCATCCCACTACCGATTGCTGCGATGGGCTATCGGTTGCGCCCTACCGTTGCCACCCATTTACCCGTGGGTGGTCAGCCGCAGCTTGCTGAGAGGCCGGGTCACTTCAATCCAGGCACAGCGCCTGCCGATACCCCGCACGCGGGGCATGAGCCGGGGCTGTTACTCAACGTCGACGCCGACGCAGCGCCAGTCGATCGAATTGCTCAGATAGTCACGCGCCGCCACCTCAGCACCATTCGCGCTGTACTGGTCGATAAAAATGGTGGCGCGGACGTCCTCTTGAATTCCTTCAAACATCACGACGTAGGCTTTCTTGGTGGGGGCTTGTTCTTCCACGGTCTTTTCCTCAGTGCTGGGGCGGGCGGGGCGGCTTCGGGACGGGGACGAGCGTGCCAAAGTCGTCCATAACTGCGTTGGCAAGCAGGGGCGCACCCCAGGTTTCGTCACTGACGCATTCCCAGGCGCACCAGTAGCGGCGGTCGGAGTAGCGGCGGTTTCCGAAGACGCCGCCGGGCGTCTCGTCCATGTAGCAGCCGCCCACGTGATCGTGTGTCTCGATGACGGGCATGGTTAGTGCCTCGCAATCGGGCGCGGATCGTTCGTGTTGGCAAGGTCGAGTAGTGCATCGAACCAGGGCGTGCCGTCGAGAGAATCATCGGAACTGAATCCAGCCTTGTCGGCCCCAAAGGTTCCAATCACGCGGCTGTTTACGACACTGAAGAGGGCGTGCACAGGCATGCCGTGTAGCGTGCCGTTGAAGACAATCCAATCGCCGCCCATATCCATCGGCGCGGTGTTGACCGTTAAGCCGGCAGACTGCGCCGCCGCTACAAATTCCGCACTTGTCTTGCCGCGTGCATAGGTCTTCATGGTGGGGTTCCTTAAAGGGAGGGGCTTCGGTAAGCGCTGGCTCGCAGCGCTGGCCGAAACCGCCTTTCAGCGGTTTGTGCCGGGATTCCAACCGGCGTGACCGTTCCTGTTCTTGGCCGTCTGCGCCTCACCCGATTGACCGTGTACCGCGCTATGGCGGACTGGATACGGCAGGGATGCCGCGCAGAGCCACGGCCTTGCCCGCGGTTGCGATTGAGCCGGACGAACACTCCACGTAGGCGGGTGAGCAACATCGGCTGCTGGTTGTTAAAGAGCGGTGCTCGCCTTCCCCGGTCCGACTTTGTGGCGGTGACGTCTCCCGCTTGAGGCGATGGCCTGACTGCTGCCTGCGGGTCCGTGGGGTTTTGCTGCGCCGTTGGATGGCGTGAAAGGATTTAACCATAGTTCACTTTGAAATTCAACCATAGTTCAGTGTTGGGCGTGTTGGGGCTGATCCAGAGAAAAAAAAAGCCACCCTCGCGGGGTGGCTTTTTCGTTCGGAAATCGGGGGTAGCTAAATTAGGATCGGACCCATTGCCCAGATTCTTCGTCGCCGAGACGCGATCCTGCCCAAACAACCTGGCCGAGAACGCGCACAGGCGTTCCGTTTTCGAGAGGGATATCTGGGAAGCTAGGGTTGAAGGAGCGCGCTACCCATCGCTTCGTCAAGCGGTCTTGGGCCACCGTCTTGACGATCATCTTGCCGTCATAGTTGATGGCATACACGCCACCCGCGGCCAAGTCCCGGATTGTCAAGTCTTCATTCGGCACGACGAGCAATGCCGCGCCATCTCTGATAATCGGCTCCATGCTTGCGCCTTTCGCGTAGACCACCCGTGCCTTTCCAGCGCCCGCCCCGACCGAGCGCAAAAACGAACGGCGGAACTGCACCACGCCCGTTTGTTCCTCTAGGTTGTTCTCTATGCCATCCCCCGCAGCAAGGCGGACGTCGGCGAGTTCTGGAACCTTTTCGAATTTGTCGTTGGCTGCGTGCGGCTCCCCTGGGCCTACGTTCGCGACCACGCCTGTTTGCGTGCTGATGCGAACGCGCGAGTCGCGTTCTGCCTGGTGTGTGGTCTTGCCGCCCTCCCATGGTGCAGCAGTCGTGCCACCGATCCGCATGGGGAAAGGATCGTCTGCGTGGTCCATGTCGACCAGAGAGCCACGGTTGGCAGCGGCCACGCGCGGAGCCTGGGCGGGGGACGAAACAGTTATACCAAGGTTCAGTTGAGCGATTGCGAGCGCAAGCGCCCCTTGAAGCGAGTTCAGCTGAGAGGGCGCCAACTTGCGGACCTGATCCTCCGGTATTTCGGGGAAGGGCCACTCAGCGGCAGGAGCGGCGGTCGCGTTCGCGCCGCGATCTTTCACGCCCTCGCCAAGCGCAAGCCAATCACTGGATACGCCCAGCATTCGCGCCGCGATGGCGTTGTTCGCAGCATTAAACGCGCTGGATTTCCCATCGATGACCTTTTTGACGGCCTGATAGGACGTGCTCAACCCTTCCGCCAATTGGGAAGCAGAAATAGAAGCCGCCTTCATCGCGGCGGCGAGCCGATCTCGGTATTCAACCATAGTTGCAAAAGTACCCGATTTGGCGAGAACTATAGTTGCTTCGTAATATGAACTATGGTTCAATCGCGTAATGAAAAAGACCGACGCCATTAGCAAATTGGGCGGCACCGCAGATGCCGCTCGCGCGATTGGGATCTCTTATCAGGCCGTTGATAAATGGCCTGAAGAACTGACTCCCAGGATCAAGGACCGCGTTCAGGCCGCATTCGTGCGCCGCTACCCGGGAGACTGGGCAAAGCGTTGGCCTGAACTCGCAGACACGGAGAAGCACCATGAGTGAAACCGCACCGCCGACATTGCCGGTCCCCGAGACAGCAGCACCGGCCAAGCCGAGCGACAAAGTACAGATCGGTCCGCTGGACGTCTGAAGTTCGTTTTCCATGCAGCGCATCGTAAAGCCGCTGCTTCGCAATAGATACGTTCAGGAACGCTTGAAATGAACATCACCACTGCGGCCGATCTGACGGTGCATGAATACAAGGGCGGCAGCGAGTCGCTGGGGCCGCTCGTCGGCATATCGGCCGCGGTGCTACGCAAC